TTAGTTAAAATTGATTAACGCCTGCTTACCACCCAGGTTCGACCCGATCATGGTGCCCCCTGATACCGCATAACAGTTAATCGTGATCTGTTTTGTGGTCGAGTTATACGCCTGGCCGAACATCCTCTCCTGGAACAACCCATCTGCACTGGCGGCAAGACTAACCGGCCCGAAGGATGACAGGGGCTGATATTGGTCGGGTAATGCGAACGTAGTTGAGGTGGCGGAGATGTTTACAGGGTGGAGGCCTCTCGTCTGCAATGACTCGCAACCATCAAATGAGTTGTCGTAGATGCTAGGCCTGTTGATCCTGCCGTCTGCGATAGTCTTCATTTTTATCGCCACAACGGCAGGCCCGCTGGCCTTTCTGAATCGGCAATCAGTCACCTTAACTAGGAATGGGTCTAAAGTTGTCAGCTCGATAGCAAAGTCCTTGGTAGGCTCGATAACGAAAGTGCAGTCGCTAATAGTGCTCCTGTCCCTGATGAATAGAGGCACAGAGTCGAAATAGCAGCCGTCGAAATCATCTGCCGTGTCCAGCGAGCGCACGCCGCTTTCAGGCCAGCTAGTTACACCGGAATAGAAATGGCAGTTCGAGAACGTGTTGGCGCCGCTCGCCAGCGTACACGTCCACTTCTTCTGATAACCAATCACCACATTGGTGAAGTTGTTATCGTAGTTTCCTATCTCGAAAGCCTCACCCTCAGTGATGTCAACGGGGAAGGTCTCGTTATATTCCCGCTGGAATATGAACGTACCCGTCATATTAACCTCGTGCGGGCCAACGTTGATTCTCCGGGTCAGCAACCCCTTCTGCTTGTAGTGCGTCATTTTGCCGCCGATAATCTTGAAATTAAGAAAATCAGCTGCATCTATACACAGGTTTGCGTTCCAATTGCCATCCAGATAAGGGTTAATGATGGTGGTATTTTCTACATACCACACGGTGTCAATGGAGTTAAATACCATCATTGCATTACCAGCAAAGCCACTTAGCGCGGTCAATGAAGGATTGATCACCGTCAGATTGTCGATGCCAGTGAAATCAACTGGGGAGGAAATTCCGTAGTTTCTGCCAGAGAAATCCAGCCCAACACCCCTCCCGTCATAGTTTTTCCCTGGCGCAGGAGGGATTAATGTTGATTTGAAATACGTTATCATGCGACCGATGGCGACAGAATCATCAGTGACCCCGTCCCCCACCGCCCCGAAATCTAGGGGCGTCACACGCTCCCTCATTTTATCTTGAGATGTGCGAGGAACCGACCCAGCTCCAGCCTGCTTAAATCCAACTATATTGGATCCTCCTGGCGCAGCAAGATCGGATTTTAACCCAACATCAAACGTACCCCAGTTCTCCGGGGCAACGTTAGGATTAGTTGAGTTACTGTCAACCTTGCTCTGCCACAGCGTCACCCCATCACTACCAAGCACCATTGCTCCCTTGGGGTATCCGCCGATGGCTGTCGCCAATGTGGCATCAAACGTGGGCTGCCCCCCGGCCTGCATGTAGCGCAGAATGCTGGTCACTTCGTAGAAAATGCCGTTGAAGTCTTGGCCAAATGGGGGGATGCCACCTGCCTCCTTGGCCGTCATGTTAATGGCTGAGAAACCTTGATCGAAGCCAGCCCTGCCGGTTGCCGGGTTCGCTGCTGGCGGGATGGGGTTTTTGAGGCCGGACTGGGCCCACGGGGTAATAATTTTGCCAGGTTCAGTTACCGACATTGAAGAGATCTCCATTGTTTAATAGGGTGCCTTGGCCTAAAGGCTCGGATCCGGCCCCGGCTTCATTGAAACCAAACAGACCATCGGGGGCGGCCAACACAGTGGCGAGAACGCCACCAGGGCGAGGTAAGGTGTCTTTTGACAGCACCGACCTTTCCCATGATTCTAGCGGAAACTCGAAGGTGTAGCGAATGGCCATGCCTTGCAGATCATTGATCCAGCACCGACCTCGACCCGGAAATAAGTTCTTTAGAACCCCGTTCAGGCTGCTCATGGTCGAGTCGCTGATATTGGCCAGTGATTTGGTCAGGATAAGCGTGCGGAATGCCGGGTCGGCCAGCTTGAAAACGTCCGTCTCGGGCGCGCCAGGGTACAGGGTGCCAAACCCTAAAGTCTGCCATGCCTGGGTTTCTGTCGGCGTGTTGAATCCAACGTAGTCGCCAATGGTAACCCTCAGGTATCTGCCGTCCTCGATGGCGACTATCCGACCCCAGATGTCCAGCCCGAACCCCTGGGCGGTATCGACATTCCATACCACGTTGTAAAACTCATCGACCCAGGTCGCGTCGAAATACTCGGTATGGTAGCTGATTAGCTGCTTGATGCGCGGGGATGCAGCGTACTGGCGCATGGAGATCATACTAGCACCACCTCGATGTCATCAGCGGACACGGTGGGAGCCTGGTCTATACCGACAAGCACGGAGTCCTGATCTGCTAGCGTGGTGCCGACACGAACGGTCAGCGCCTGCACCGAGTTGGCGATCTGGGCGATTGGTCCGTAGTAGCTGGATGAATAGACCTCCCCACCGATGCGCGCACGCTGAAAGCCGTTCAAGCCGTTGAACGTGTCGATGACCGATTGCTTAACCAGGTCGGTGATGTTGAACGGCAGGGATGAAGAGTTGCGCAGCGTTACCTTGAACAGGATTGGCATCGATGCCGGGCGCTCCCATGAGATCGAATACTCAGGGTACGGGAAGCCGACATCATTTTCGGTGTCCTGCACGATCACGGTGGTGTTGCCGGTCAGGTTGCATCCACCATCCTTCTTGAGGAATATGGCCTTTGCCACCTCCTCGTCAGAACCTCCTACCGCAGCAATGTAGACGCAGTGGGCGGGTATCTCGTAATCGGTTGGGCCAACGATAACCGGGGCACCAAGGAAGTTATCATAGGCGTAGACATCAATAACCCCTGGCACATCCCACACCGAACCGCGAATGGCCGCCGCCGACCCATGCGCGTTCTTGGCGACAGACGCAAAGCGACGAGCCTCGAACTCTGCTCTCGATTCAACGTTGGTCCCAGTCACCGCCGCCCCCGTGTTGTTGATGGCGTCCCAACCAGGCGAAGCTTGGGCGATCCGGTTCAGCTCTCCGATCCCGAGTTGCACAGGCCCCGGGGTGGTGCATGCAAATTCAACCGTGGCCATACCACCAATCGGGAACGTCACCGAGCCACTGGAAGCCCAGTAGAGGCCGTTTACATCGCGAGCCAGAGCGCCAGAAGGCAGCATTGCCCCCGGCTGCCCGGTTACAGTAGCCAGAACCACGGAAGAGGTGGCGCCCTTGCGAGACAGGAAGTAGATCCGCCCGATGGCGTCTTGAAAGCGACCCTCACTGGTTGCTGGATCCACACCAGCAACCACGGACGACACTGCGGCGTTTGCGTCTGTGATGTTCTGAGTCAGGTTGTCGGCAAGGTGGGCCTGCGGCGTGGCACTACTGGTAACGTTGAGGTTGCCACCGAATGCCACATTGTAGTCAGTGAGCACCCCGGTACGGATTGCCGTAGCCTGAGGCACCGTGACACCTTGGTAAGTGATCGTGAGCTTCGGCACGTTAGACATTGATTTGGGTCCCGTCTGTCAGAGTGACTTGAATTTGACCGGTGACGCCTCGCGCCTGGTCATAGATTAGCACCGGGGTGGCCGACGCCACTTCCGGCACGCGAAGCGCCTCTTCCTGATACCAGGCCGCCAGGGTGGCTTGGGCTGGTCGCTGGCCGAGCACAGATTGCTCGTAGGGGATGCCGTCATCGGTGTTGTATGGGGCTTCGCCTCGCCACAGTAGCGACTGGCTAGCCACGTCCTGCGCCACAGAGTAGGCCGACGAAGACAGCGCAATGCTGCCAGAGGCATCAACATCCAGATCCCATGTTGTGGGGTTCAGAAAAATCGTATCCATCAGTTCGCCTTCGTCAGTGTTGTGAGTTGGCCGTCACCCATGGGGATATCCGGGACTGGTCCACTACCGTGAGTGTGGCTGTTTGCCCATTCCAGCATGCGTTCATCAACCAACCTGCGCACTTCCGCGCCAGTGTCCCCCAGTTTAACACCAGATGAGTTGTGAACCAAAATACCGCCCTGGGTGATCTGGATATAGCTGGTCGGGGTGCCATTGAGGAAGCCACCCAGATAGAGCGCATCACTGAAATCATGAGATCGCCAACTGCCGGGAGGGGCCGCATCCTTTACCGACTTCACTGCAGAGATATCACGGGAGCAGAAACAGGCCATGCCAATATCGCCCGGCGACGGGTCCACTATCACCGCATTGGTCCCACCCTGCAGACGGAAGTATGGCACGTTGCTTATCGTGCCGTGCTGAACGGTGTTTCCCTGGCCGTCCACCATGTCCACCAACACGGTGATATCCACCACTCCGACCGGCGACACCCCAGTGTTGCGAACGGCCTCCACGCGCACAGGAAGGGAGGTTTGCAGCTTGTTCATGGCCTGCTGGATAGCGAACTGCAGGCCGTTCATCTCGCTATCAAAGTCTGACGGGAGGGCAAGTGGGTTGCTGGTGTCTGCCATTAGCGGGTCCTCACAAACTGGCTGATCGCATTTGCATTCACGTACATGAACCACGCTCCTCCCGGGGTTTCGCAGTCGAGGTTTACTGCCACGCTGCGAACGTACCAATCCCCGGCGCACGGGGTGACGCTGGTTTCGAGCTTGATCTGACGACCCCGGTAGATGCCAGGGTCGTACAGGCACATAAAATCCACTCCAAGGTGCGTTGGAGTCGGCCACCCCACCAGCCCCAGCTCACTATTCATCACAACCGGATCCTGGCTGCGCGGCGTGCCTATTGGCGCGATGGCGATCAGGCCCTCCGATGGCTCGATCCATAGCTGGCAGCGGGCCATATCACACAGGGTGCGCAACTGGTTAAGGTATGACCCGCTCAGGTAGGCATCCGACACCGTGGCATCCACTCCGTTATTTTCCAGCGGAAGGCCGATCTTCTTGCAGAGCTCCCCGGCGATGGCGGACACCTTCTGCGGCCCGGGCCATGAGGTTGGCGGGTTGGCGTCAACGGACGATTGCAGGGACTGGTATGCCTCGATCATGAACGAAACATCTGGCGCCCCCATGTAGTCGGCGTAGGCGCTGCCGATGGTGCCAAGGAAAAGCGTGTTGTATTCGCCATCCGGCCCGGTCGCCTCCACAAGAACCTCGTTGCGCTGCAGCTCGGTGTTCACGTAATTGATGATGGTTAGACGGTTCATCACGTCTTGCGCCAAGCCCTTGATGCTGATCCGCGCCGTGGCGAACTGCCAGCCGCCTGGTGCGTTTATCTGCACGGACGAGCGGAACTCCTCATAGACAACGGTGTCCGGCTCGCCGGGGCCAGCGAATGACCCGGTGCGCATCTTGAAGGTGAACCTCAAGCCTCGCTGTTGAAAAGAAGTTGCCACCGGCTTCCCCATCCATCGTAACTGGGCGCGTCGTCGCCCTGGGTGTCATAGACTGCGATGTCACCTACAAATCCGGTGTACTCCGCACGAAGGATCGCGGACCGGTTCACCATCAGCACAGTATCGCACAGCACCTGTCCAGCCCATGAGGCGCTCAGGTATTGGCGCCCCCCAAGTTGGCGCAGATACAGCGTCACCGGCTGGCCGGCAAGCGTGACCTGCGCGGTCTGGGATGGCACGGCGCGCAGGGGGATTTCTCTTATTGCCATTGGATATCCTCGATCGGCTCGATAGCCTCGCCAAGCTGCACCCGTGCGGTGGGCGTGGGCGGGGCGTTGTTCGGGTCGGCGATCTTGCTGTTGCTATAGACCACTTGCGTCTCCCTGACCTCCTGCATCATCAGGTCGGCCACAATCATCCCAGCCCCACTGGACGCCCCGCGCAGGATCCGATATTCGACCAACGTGTAGCCGCTGTATCGCTTCTCGGGCATGACGATATCCCACTGGGTGGGAAGATTCAGGTTTTCTTGCAGCCAGTCGGTGATGTACGAGCGGGTCGAGGCTCGACCTTCCTTTGTGACTCGCAGCATCAGCATGCTCGGGTTGCGCACCTTGTTGTAGCTGGTGAAACTGCCACTCTCGATGGGGTAGCTTGACGTCTCGGCAGAACCGTTGATGCCCATCTCGACAATGGAATCCACCATCACAGGGCCATCCTCCTTGCCCGGCTCGAAGATGCCCCACTTGTCGCCCGGGAACAGCGCAGACCACAGCGACCCAATGGCCGAGCTCAGCACGCTGGTTATCGGCGCTGGTATCTTGCCGCTCTTGAGGATTGGGAAGCCAGGTATTCCGGCCATGTTGACTCCTTGGTTTGCCTTGTCGGCTTGCTGTTGGGATTATTGCACAAAAGGCGCTGGCGGGGTATCTGGTGAGAATTTGAAAAAAAACACAAAAACACCTTGCGCATACGCGAATCGCGCACTATTGTATATCTCAAGAGGTGAGGCAAAGGTGCCGAGCCAAACGAGAAGGAATGTGAAAATGACTAACGAATACGGTGAAATCTTCGAAGTGTATATGGATGCAAACAAGCTCGACGATAAAGGTCGCCGGATTGGTTACATCGTAGGGTTTCGTGATAACGGCGTGGACTTCAGAGCTTACGTACAGAATGCAAGAATGGTTAAACGTGACTGGGTTGAGTTTGGTGTTCAGCAACGTTCCAAGAGCTTTAAAAGTCATGAAGAAGCCAAGCGCTGGGCATACTCCACAGCAAAGGAAAGAATTGCAAAACTGAAGGAAGCAAAGTGACCGCACAACAACTCAAGCAGGCCCGACATCAGTTGGGCCTAACTCAGCAAGGACTTGCTGACAAGCTCGGTATCAAGCTGGCCAAGCTGCGCAACTGGGAGCAGGGTCGCAACGCGATAAGCGACGAAGGAGCCACGGCTATCAAGTGGCTGGCTGCTGGAAAGGTAGAATAAGGGGCCGCCCGGCCCCTTCCCTCACCTCATCCCCGCATCAAACTGCCGCACAATCTCTCCTTTCAGCTCCGCTGCCACGCCCCTGGCATCCTTCGCCGCCGTGTTCACGGTGATCTGCCCGATACTGATGCTTTGGCTGCCGCCGCCACCACCCTGTGCCAGGTTGATGCCGCTCAGGATCTGCTGGTCGTTCAGGTATGACTTGCCAGCCTCATGCTGGCTTATGCCCCGGATCATGGCTGCTGCCGTCGCCGGGTCGCCAAAGTTGAGTTGCTGGTTCGGGTCAAGGCCTGTTGATTTGGACAACGCATTAATGTAGGCCCCAGTGTTGTTTGCCCCCTCCGGCGCATAGACGCCCATCACCTCTGTCAGGGTGTCAATGCCGCGCTTCTGGTACAGCTGCAACTGGCGGTATAGGGCAGCGACGCCTTCCTCGGTGCTCTTGAACCTGGCAAAGGTGTGGCCGGCCACTGTCTCGCCAACCGTGGCCCCTCGCTGACCGGCAAACACCAGATTGCCAGGGTTGTTGTGGCGCTCTGCCACGGAGGTTCCCGGCTTATTGGCGGCGGTTGGGCCCATGTAGTTTTCGCCGTACAGCTGCTTTAGCGCCTCGTCCTCGTTGCTGTTAAGCTTCCCCGAGTAAAGCATTGCACCAAGGGGGGCAAACAAGGAGGCTGTGCCAGCAGCCAACCCGGCAAGAGTGGTTGACAGACCTGCAAGTCCTCCAATCACAGAAGACCCTCCGATCAAGCGCAAGGTTGCCAGTGCCAGCAACAACGAAGTGCTCCACCCATCCGTTTTCTCGTCCAGCTCAGCGAATATCTCAACGGCTTTGGACAATGGCGGAATGATGACCTCGGTCATCTTGACGAACGACTCGGCCAAGCGCTCAAGCGACGGCAGCACCTTGATCACCAGATCCCGGGTCAGCTTCTCCAGCCGCTGCTGGGCCTTTATCCAAGTCTGCTCTGCCTTGTATGCGGCATCAGCGTCCTTCTGGCTGAATCCTTGCTGGGCTGCCAGAGTGGCGCGAAGCTCCTTGCCTCCCTTGGCAATCAGGTTAATTGTGCCTTCATCGAAGCCCATTTGCTGCAGGTATGCGTATCGCTGCTGGCGGTCAGGGAATGCCTTCTCCGTGGCGTCGGCAATATCACCCAGGACGTCGGTTAGCGGCTTCGCCTTGCCGGCTGCGTCGGTGACGCTGACGCCGAGCTGGCGCAGGTACGGGGTGATCGCGCTGTCACCCTTCATGAAGATTTCAGTGACCTGGTTGTTCAGGTTCTGCAGGGTGCCAAGAAACCCCTCCATGCTGCCGCCGTTCAGCTCGCTGGCTTTACCCCAGCGGTGCATAGTGTCGGCGGAAATGTTCAGGTTCTTGGACAGGCGGGATAGGTTGGCACCGGTGCTAACAACATCACGGGTGAAGTTGATCAGCCCCTTGCCAGCAGTGAGTACGGCAAAAAATTTTATGGCAGACCGCTGCATATGGCCAAAGAACTCGGCGGCGTCCTTGCCGGATGCGGCGATCTGCTTGCCCACCCGGTCGGTGTTCTTGCGGGTGTCGGACAATCCTTTTTCGGTGTCCTTCATGCCTCGCTGGAAATCTTTGTTATCCAGCCCCAGGGAAACTATCAGGCTATCAATCACTGTTGCCATGCGGCCTCCTACCCTGCGGCGCCAGCGGCGCGCACACGAGCTGTGTTCAGTTGGTCAATCTGGTGAATTTCAAGCATCCGATAGGCGTCATATGGGCCATAAATCGTCTGCAGTTCGTGGAGGGTGGCGAGCCGTGCTGAAACCAGGGTGGCGATGATGCCGGGGGTATTTGAATAAGGGGCCATCTCGACCCCTGACCCACCGGCCTGCTCGGCGACCGTTAGATCTACTCTTCGCCACCGGTAGAAAAACCCAGATGCAACTCCATCACCGCCTTGCGCAGCATGAAGCGAGTCTTTACGTCCTCGATGTCACCATCCAGCAGGGCGCGGGGCTTCTGGGTGGCTGGCACCAGGATCTGGACACAGGACATCATTTCGTCCAGAAGTGGACGCGCCATGTCCGGTGTTACCCCGGCCAGCGCCTTGATGCCCTGCACGGCAAGCTCACGCATTGGTGCTTGCAGATTCAGATCCACGTTACTTGACGCCACTGCTTGCAGCGCCCGGAACGCCCACCACTCCGCCGCCTCGGCTGACATCTCGGTGATCTGGTACTTCTTGCCAGCGTCGCGGCCTTCTGTGATCTCTACGGTCTCGGTGCGTCTCATCGTCTCATCTCATCGTCAGTGATGGCCAGCGGAGCGCCAGCCATAGAAAGAATCAAGGCGACCATCTGGCCGCCTTGGAATTATACCAGTGGAGTCGGCAAGATGCTTTCCCACGTGATCGTAAACGTCCGGGGCTGCAGGGTGCGCTGTGCAGTCGGGATCGAGGTGTGCCGGTTCAGTACACCACGCGAAAGCGTGTATGACCGCTCGGTGCCCGGCAGGGTGATTACCCCGCCAAGGCGAAACACTGTGCGGTTGGCGTCCTGCGCCAGCACGATACCGTCAAAGATGTCGATGCTCGGGGAGTCCGCTTGCAAGGTGATGGTTTGGGTGTACATGCGCGGCACCCAGCCAGCAGACATGACACCATCAACCCCTAGCACAACCTCGGCCGTGTCCGCCTCGTCAGTGGCAAAGGCTGCGTCGGCAGCGTAGCCCTGGATCTGAGTGGCAGCCAGCGCGAAGTCTGCCGAACTCAGGATGAAAACGCTGTCCGCGCTGGTAATAGTACGAGCCATGGTCGTCTCTCCTTAAAGTACGGCGATAGACGCCAGGGTGATTTGCTGAATGCTGCCGCCGTCCATGTACCACAGCTTGACGGGGGGGCTCTTGCGCTGGCCGCGCACCTGGGCGGTGGCAGGCAGGATCTGCAGGTAGTAGCCCTTGCTTTGAAGGTCGGAGCTGATGTCCAAGCCTGCCTGCTGGGCGATGGTCGCTTTCTGCGAGTTGCTCAACAGTACGCCGGTGCGGATGCTGCCGTTGTTCAGCGCCTCAGCGATCAGGTCTTGGCACCAGGAGCGCAACAGAGTATCGCCCAGCGCATTGTACGGGGCCGAGTTCACCGACAGCAGGCCATTGAAGATGGCCAGGCGAAGCTGGGCATTCAGGTACAGTTGGGCCATGAAGGAGTCAGCCCACTCGAAGCTGGATCCGTTCATCTGGCCGTCGTACATGATGCTGTATTCGTTGCCCTCACCGCGATCAACGTAGGCGCCGTAATAGCTGGCGTTGTTGGACAGCACGGCAGTGGCGTCCGCCAGGCTGGAAATAGAGGGTCCCAGACCAGAGAACTGGCGGAATGCCATGGTACTGCGACCGTTGACGGCCTGCCAGTCGATAGAGCCAGCCCAGCCACAAGCGGCAGCGGCGTGCTCGGCATCACCGTAGATCACCAGGGTGCCGTCGTAGTTCAAGGCGTCCACGATGGAGCCGAACACGGCGGCGTTGTTGGTGGTCTTGTAACCTGCATCGTTGTCCCACGCGATGTAGGTATAGCCCTTGTTCTGGGTGTTGACCCACTGCGCAAAACCTTCATGCTCGATCAGGTCGCACTCAAACACGGTGGTGAAGGTCGCCCAGTTGTAGGACTGATCTTTGATTCGAGCCATGGCGGTTGCCGGAGTGTCAGCATCCACACCCTGAGACAGGATGCCAGCGGACAGGCCCAGCGGCTCGGCAGCGGTGCCGGTGGCCTTGGTGATAGTTGAGGTTGCGCCGGTCGTGCCGGAAGTCACAACAAACCGGGATGCGGCGGCGTCCCAAGTTACGGCGGCGCCACCAGTCAGTGCCAAACCGGTCGTCAGCAGAGTGGCGGCGTTGGTGAAGCTGGTAGCAGCGGACAGATCCACGCTGGCATCAGTGAAGGCTGTGCCGTCAACGGTCACTGTCAGGGTGCCGGTGATGGCCTTGACCTGCTCCAGGGTGAGTGCCAGCACTTGGCCACGCAACCAGGCAGCACGCGCTGCGGCAGCATAACCACCAAAGAACAGCGTGCCGGGCTTTTTGAAGCTGTTGTCCGGGCCGTTGAAGTAGAACCCGGCCAGCGAATACTGGGCGGAGTTGAATCCGTAGTATTCGCCAACGCTATCCAGATCGGGGAAGCTCAACAAGCTGGACACGGGGGTGGTCAGGCCATCATCCAAAAACACAGCGTTCAGAGAAAGCGGATTGCCGCCTGTCCCCACTACTGCGGGATTGACCGTCACGATTTGACTTACGGGGATAGGCATCGCCTGCTCCTTACACGGGGTTGAGTAAATCGGCTGCGATCACCGATGTTTCACCAACGGTATCGAACTGCTCGGCAGCCACGTTGATGACTGGATTGTACTGCATTGAGGCCGTTGGCCTCGTACTGTTCCTCGCCGGTGATCAGCGGCGCTTGGATGCCGTCGGAGCAGTACAGCGGCTTGATTCCATCCGGGAAGTTGTCCGGGCCGTAGGAGCTGCGCAGCAGAGTCTTTGCTGTGTTGCACATCTCACCAGCCTGCCCGTCGTAAAAGTCGATTTGCACATCAATGCGGGTTGATCGCTGGAAGTCTGCGCCTGTCACCATGTCGTAAGTGTTGCGAGTGGTGGCAAGGTCATACTGCCCCATCTCAGTCAGCACAATGCACGGCGGCTCAGGCATAGCCACTCTGTTTGTTTGGGCGCGGACTATCTGCGTCCCGGCCGGCATCAGCGGTTCCAGAAAATTTGCCAGCGCGGCGATCACGTTGTCGATGGTGATGTTAGGCATGGCGCTCATGCTGCGGCCCCCTGATAAACGATAGCCACCTTGCACCAGTCCGGCCAAGTCTCCAGCACTTTGACGACCAGCCAGCTCTGGCCATTGAATTCAACCAGATCGCCGCCCTTGCTATCAGGGCGCACCACCCCGGCCAGATTACCGTAAAGGTAGGCGGCGCGAATGGTGCCCTGGATGTTCAGGCCATCCAGCTGCTTGAGGTCCTTACCGTCCAGCGCCTGGATGTTGGCTTGGCCGGTCTCGACGGTGTAGGCCGGGATCTGGCGGCGCGTGGCTGGGTCGATGGTGTAGCCGCTGGACACTTTCACAGTAACTGGCGTGTTGGGGTTGATGGATTGCGTCGCCGAGTTGGCGATGGCGCGGAGGTTCATTCGTCACCCTCCATGCGGACTTGGTAGGTAGCGGAGCGCAGCATATCGCCAGTGTCGACCAGCGGCTTGTTGAACCCCTTCTTGGCGATGGTGCTAGGCGCGTTGGGCGGATCCTGCCAGCCAACAATGGACGACTTCAGGTCGTCGTTTATCTTCTCGCCGATGAGGCCAAGGGTCTGGCGGGTGTTATACCCGGTACTGACGGCAGCCTTGCCAAGCAGCTCGGGCCATCCCGCCGACTCCTTGGCAATCATGGAACGGAAGAAGGGGCGAGAGGGTGCGCGACTGGTGCCGAACTCGTTCCAGAAAGCCACCTGCGCAACCGGCGTCCCGTCTGGGTAGGTGGCCCCAGACATAAAGCCTACGTCCAGCTTGCCCGGCGCCATGCCCTTGGCTATCTCTGCCAGCTTGCGGGCCAGTTTGTCACCGCCGGTTAGGGTTGCCATGTTATCGGCCCATGCTGCGAAACTTTTCCAGATCAATAAATGACCTTGCCGGCTCCTTTACGGTGGCGCTGCATTCCACTATCTCCTGCTTGTATGCAACCGGCGATCCGATTGTAACAACAATGGATTTGCCTTCTGATTTTTTTACCAACAGCGAAATCATCTCTTTAAGCATGTCAATACCTCGTCAGCCTTGCCACGTAACGGAATGAGCGCAGATAGGCGGTCGCCTGCCAGAAGGCCGCCCCGTAACTGGTCTGAGTGAACCATGATGCGCCCATGCTGGCGTGATATTCCAGCGAGACGCTGACACTGCCCTCGGTGGCGCTTGATGTGCGCCCAACAGGGCCGGGCACTCCACCAGGGTTCAATGCTCCGGACAGCTGCGCGATGTGCGCCACCAGTAGCCAGTAAAGCTGCAGTCGCTTCGCCTCGTCCTGTACCGGGCAATCCTCGTTGACAAGGAACAGCTGCGACCGCAGGAAATAGGCGTTCAGCGTCGCATCTAGCACCGCGCCGAATTCTGGATAAGCCGCCTTGAAGGCGGCCGGGTTAAATACGACGGCCGCCATCGTTACACCTTCTCGATGCCGGGCACGTCGGCGTTGGTTACACCCTCAAGCCCGGTCTTTTCCTTCACGCGCTCTTTGGCTGCGGATCGGGTTTTGGACTCGGTAGCCTCGGCGAAGATCGCGCCATTGGCGACAGCCGGGAAATCAGCATGCTTGGCAACCCACGCATCCCAGAAATCCTTGTCCACTTCGGTATAGCCGCAGTGGGTCGGCTGAATGAAGATCGCGCCGTTCATGTCGGCGTTCTGGCCTTTCAGCTCAACCTGGGTTTCGTTGCCGTGGCCATCGTCCAGGCGCAGAATAATGCCGGTAGGCAGGCGGCAGCCCACAGTAACTTTGCTCATTGTTTGGATCCTTTTTCGTCAATCGTCAGCGCGTCAGCATTGAACGTTTCATGGTGCGGGATCTGGTCAACAAACCAAGAGCATGAGGCTTGCTTGCCTGATACCTGCTCTACGGTCATGCTCGGTGAGCCAGACTTTAGGCGAACCACGTCTCCGGGGGTTAGCTTGGGCTGGGAATGGATGGACATTTATGCTTTGCCCTTGTCCATGATTGCGATAACCGCAGCCTTCACACCATCTGGCAAGTTGTCGAAATCGGCCTTCATGGCATCGACCAACTCTTGAACCAGCGGAAGCTCGGTCACCTTCACCTCTACGGTCAGTACGTTCTTCTCAGCCTTCATCATCATCACCTTCAACAAAAGAGGGGGCTTTCGCCCCCATCTTAGCACAGCATCAGACCCCGAGCATCCCCTGCACGGCGGCAGGGCGGTACAGCACGGTGCCCCAGGTGCCCTGGCTCTTCTTCTGCTTGAAGGCGGACATCTCGACAACCACCGGGTGGGCGCGCATCTTCTCGGTGAAGCAGCAGTCCCAGGTGCGCTGACCCTCGATCTCGTCAACAACCAGCTGGATCTGCTCGCCGGAACCGGTCTTGTACTCCGGCACGGTTTTCCATGTCAGGTTCGGATACGCCTGCTTGAGGTAGTCCTCAACGTTCAGGCCGAACTCGTTGACGAAGGTCTTGGCCACGGCGGCAGACGGGGAGGAGATCAGCGTCATCTTGCTGTCGGTATCCACGTTGCCATTCAGGCGTACCTGCAGGTTCCAGAACATGGCCTGGATATCCGCCAGCACTTCCAGCGCGGTTGCGTTGGGCTTACCGGCAACGGTTGACCAGTTGGTGCCTCCTGCCGCCTTGGTGCCAGGGGTCAGGTTGGCGGGCAGGGCCGGGTCGTTCAGCATGCCGTAGTTCTGCAAACCAGCCACGCCGAAGAGGTAGGTCTTGTTCTGGAACTTGTTGAGGGTCAACACGGAGGCGATCCCAACACGGCTTGCCCAGTCGATGCGGGCCGCACCAGCTCGCTCCAGCTCCTTCTCGCCCCACTGGGAAACGGTCTGGTAGTGGAAACTTTGGCGCTGCGGGAAGTTGGTGTTAACACCGGTGGAGCCGGAGTTGTTGTAGTCACCATAGGCCGCAGTCTGGCCGGTGGATTCCACAACCGGGAACATCGCGGTTTCGGTGATCCAGTCGCCCTTCTTCACTTCGGAACCGACAGCCTCGGCCGCCTTGATCGGGGCAACCAGCACCTCGATCATTTTCGGGTCGATGTAGGTGGTCAGGAAAGCCGGGATACCGGAGTTGCTGACAGTGACCAGGCCTGGCTGGGCGTCCATGGCGAGGTTGAAATCATAGCTCAGCGTGTTATCCATCGCCATGGGCTGCTGGCCCATGAAGTGGATACCGGCGCGGCGCTCCAGCTCGCGGAAATCAATTACTTGGGGCATGATGGCCGCTCCTTACAGGGTGATCACAGCCAGCTCGTTCAGAGCGCAGCCTTGGGTGATAACGAAATCGGTCTCGATGAAACCGGCGATGGTTGCGCCAGCTGCACCCGCTTGCACTGTGCCGTCAGACAACTTGGCGAAAACCTTGTTGCCTTTCACTGCTGCGCCCACGGTAGCGGTAGCCCAGTAGTCGCCAGTGCGCATGACGGTCACAGGGAATCCCTGCGGCACGACGTTGCTGGCTTCGGCCAGGTAGGCGGAGATCAGCGCCTGCTGTTCGCGGTGGATGAAGCCATCAGGCTTGCCGGTGCCGGTGTTGGACACCAGACCAGTGGTGGCGTCGATCCAGGCGAAGCGGCCCACGGTGACACCGGCAGCGGCGGCCACGTATTGGCCTTCGCCAGCCGGGAAGGATGCGCGGGGGTTGGCGGTGGCAAAGTCACCAGCGACTGCAGGAGCCTGCTGGAGGTTTACGGTAGTTTGAAAACCCATTTTGTAGGCTCCTTATGCCTGGCCGAAGCGACCAAGGTTGAATTTCTGCACGGTGGCAGCGGAATCCTCGGCAATGCGGGGCGCCGGGCGGGAAGCCTTAACGTCCTTCACTGCGTTGAACATGGTGCGCAGACCGGCGGCTGGCATGTCTTTGTGGTCGTGACCCATCTTGCCCAGGGCGAAGCGGTACACCTCTTCGGCGCTGTCCATGCCGATTACATCGCCTACGACAGGGCGGACATCGACCTTGGCTTGCTCAAGCTGGCGGAATTCGACGCGCATGGAGTCCATGGCGGCAGTCACCTTCTCTTCGACGGCTTCCGGCTTCATGCCGTAGTCCTCGTCTTTGGCCGGGGTCATCATGCCTTTGACGGCTTCCAGATCTTCCGGCGACAGCTTGCCAGCCAGGAAGCCCATCAGGTCAGGCTCGTCCTGGCCCAGTTCGCGATCCAGCTCGACCGCTTCCGGAGAGTCCTCCACGCCGATAACGGCATCAATGATCTCGTCGGCCTTCTCGGCGTCGATTTCGGAATCCATGGCAAGCAGGCCTTTCAGCACGGCTGCCTTCTTAAAGGTTTCCTTCTTGGCTTCCCCCACCAGGGCCGGCAGTGCGGAGTCCTGAGCGATTTTCGGGGACAGGCCTTGAAGCGACAGAGCGAGGGCTTTGCCCAGCTTGGTCATTTTCATGGCGGGGGTTTCCTTTTTGGGTTTGTCGGTGTTCTTGCGGAACGGATCGGAGTCGGCCACCACCACATCCGGCCCGGCGCGGCCAACTTCCACAAGCGCCAGGTGGTTGCCGCGAATATTGCGCATCACACCGTCATAGGTCTCGCCGTCACTGGTGGTGCCGGGGGTCATGTCGGGGTCATAGCGATACCCGCAGGAGAGTTCGCATTGCTTCTCGGATTCGACGCCAGCAATTGCGGCGGCGTCCCAGATGCAGAGGGATGCTTGCAGGTAGGGTGCGTCGAAAACCACATCAGAGCCGATGGAGCCTACAACGTTGTCCTTCTGCGGGGCGTCAACAGTTACGGGGATGTGCTTATTAAGGATGGGCAGGTTGTTGAACGTGCCGGCACCCTTGGCCAGCTCTTCCGGATCGCGGTACAGACGGTAAACCTTGTCGTCTTCCAGGCCAAGCTGCTGCCAACCCGGTATTTCGCGGCCATAGTATGGATTCACCACAGCCTTGCTGATGTTGGTCTTAGAAACGTGCAGTCGCCCGTCAGCGTCAATACTGCGGGCGGATTGCCGGTCAAAGGCCATCATGTTTGGATTTGGCATCGTCTGAACCACGTTTCATGAACTGGGATAATGATAGGGCTTTGGTGATTTTATTGCAATCAGGGTTGGCGTGGTGCATTTATTGCGCTATGATTCTTGCGTTAATTACACAGGAGAGTGAGAAATGAAAATCAGCAACAGCAAGAAAGAGCTGGCCCGCATCATCAGCGAGAATGGCGGGTGGCGTGACGGGGAGTTTGCGGCTCAGGACGGTGACGGTGGTGTTGGCGGGTATGGAGTAAAGCCAGAATGGGATTCACAAGCCAAGTATTGGTGGCGTGAAGCCTTGGGGGAGTGGTTCTCGGTGAATAAAATAAACAATCACCACCAGGCCGCATTATCCCGCGCCGAATACTTCCACCTTTACCCAGCGCCGGATGCTGATGGGTGGATTGAGTGGAAAGGTGGGGCGTGTCCGGTAGATGGGGATTCAGTCATTGACGTAAAACTAAGTGACGGAGATGAGCTCTTTGGGGTTGACGCTGATTGGGATTGGCAGCATGGCGCTGGATGCAACATCATCGCATACCGCCTGCACAAGCCGGAGCAAGCGAAACCTAAATACTGCGAGTCTGTGATGCGCTCAATTCCGGAGCCAAGCGACAAACCAACCATCGAACAACTGGCCGCCGACTACCGAAACGCCAAGGACTACGCCGAGCGCAAGCAGCAAGAGGCTGATGACGCGAAAGCAGATGCGGAGGCAAAGCTGGCAGAGCTGGTTGCTGCTGGTAAGGCGCATGGGCTGGTGTTGAGTGTTGCCGATGCGCCGGAGCCCGAGCTGGTGATTACTGATTGGCGTGATTTGCAGGTTGGTGATGAAATTGAGGTATTTGACTTCGAATGCATGTATGACTCTACCGCCCGCAAGAACGAACTGATGCGCGGTGTTTGTGTTGTCATGTCCGCGATGTGCGGAGTAGTACACATAGAACTGAAAGATAATCTACCGAAAGCTGGCAAATATTGGAACGCGACCGGGCTTGATGCGTGTGAATTCAAATTCATCCGCCGCCCATAACAACAAGGCCAAGAAAAAAACAAATTATAGATATGAGGGATTTTCAATGTTCGTTTTCACACTTTCTGATATTGACAACTGCAAATTGAATGATGTTTCATTCGAGTGTAAACCATCAAAAATAGAAGTTGGCGACCTTTTGTGGGGTGTTGATACAAAAATGCAAAGTAGAGAATTTAACATACTGATGATGGCTAGCGGTGAGGATGTTTACTTTTCCTCTGAGGATGAAGATGGGGATGGAGAGTGTGAAACTGTGATAGCATCGCTTAAGTATTTTCAATAATAATGCAACAAGGCCCCATCCCGGGGCCTTTTTCGTTCCTGCTCTCAAAGTCAAAACGGCAACACGCTCTTGCTCACACACCGGCAGTTGATTTCCTCGCCTGGTAGGATGTATTTGCCGTCAATCAAACACCCCTTCGCGATCTCGAACTTGCGCCCGTCAGCCGCAACGTGTGACTTCCTGGGTTCTTTCCCGCCGTGCGAGTGTTGCCATATTGCCTCGGTGATTCCAAGCTCCTGGCGCCTCGCCTGAGTGGTTACAGCGTTGAGCTTGTTAGACTGGTCACGCGCAATCAGCACAGCCCGGCGCTGGGTGATGCCATATCGCGATTGCAGCTCGGTGGTTATCTCCTGCAGGTCGCGACCCCGGCTATACCCGCGCATCACGATCCCCTCAACCTCCGTGAAATACTGCTGGGGTATCGACTTGATGAGCGCCACATTCTCCACCACTGACGCCTTGGCCACATCCTGCATGGCTCTGGTCATCTTGAAGTCAACCGCCCATCCCGCATCCTTGAGGGCATTCTGGAATGAATTGTCGGTAGCCTTGATAGCGCCGGAAGCGAACCGCTTGGCGATGTCATCGGCCATCTCGTTGAATCTGGCTATCCACCTCTTGGACACCTCTCGCACCCTGGCTGCCATTTCGGCGGCGGGTAGGGCGTCTTCGGCAATCTCGGGCGGTGCCTGCCGATACTGGGCCGCCAACCAGTATTCGGCGGAGTTGCTCATCTCCTTGATGAGCTCCTCAAGCGCTTTTCGATAACGGGCCTCCACGCCCCGGTTGGCGTGGATGGCGCGGACGGTTTTGGGTTTTTGGGCCATTACTGGTCCTCCTCACTCGGCAGCGCATTCGGCGCTGGCGCATCAGGGCCGCTGCCCTCTTTATCAAACATCCCCGACTGCACAATCTCCAGATCCCCGTCGATGTTATCCCACCCTGAGTCGGGATCGTCGGCCAATTGCTGGCGGGCCTCTGCCGGGTCGATCACACTGTTCGTGATGTAAGCATGCGCCTCGTTTGCGCGGTTGAGACGGATCTCGCTTTCTTCCTTGGCGCTGGTCTGCCAGAGAGACTTGAACTTGAAAGTGATGGAGTCGTCAATCTCGCCCCATAGGTGCAACTGGATCACCTTCAGGCAGGTGTCTATCGGCTGGTAGTAGTATGCCTCCTGCATCGCCCCGATCCAGTCGTAGAAGGAGCGCACCTCCCCCTCGCTGCTGGCGTTGAGGCCAGACGGGCTGATACCGGTCAGCACCATGGCAGGGATCCGGCTCACTGAGCACATGTGCTCTTGGGCCTGGGCCTGTAGCTCGTGCAGGCCAGACAGCGGGGTGTTGACCTGTACGATGTCCTCGGCCTCCTTGTCCATCACGCCCATCCCCAGGTTCGAGAAGGTGTTGACGTAGATTTCGAGACGGTCAAACAGATCGCCACCATCGCCACCATTGAGAACCTGGGCCATGTCGGTCTTGAGGAAAGTGCGGCTGAACTTGTCCACCAGATCGCTCACCGCCTGGCGGGTGCGCAGCCAGTTTTCCACGTAGGGCTGGGCCAGCTGTGACAGCGACATGCCGCTGAAGTTGTAGGCCGGTTTGAGCATGTCCGGCAGCGGGCGGGTGATGATGGTCAGCAGGCGAGAGGCGTGCATCTCGCGTCCCAGCACCCACCAGGTGCTCGGCTTGTAGAAGTCGGCAGCAGTCGGGTCAAGCGCGTTGTATGCGCTGGGGCTTGTCCACATCGCCTCGATGGTTGTGAAATCGCGCAGACTGCCCTGCGGGATGGTGCGCGGGTCCAGGATGAGGGGGACGGCGATGTCGGCGCCCTTGATGTTGATGGAGATCTGCCCCCGGCCAAAGAATGTCTCCTGCTCGGAGCTGCGGCGGAACACCCCGCGCAGGTCAAAGTATTCACAGGCCTCTTCCAGCTCCTTGATCTTGTCTGCCAGCTTCTTGGCGTCCTTGCGGTCTTTGCTGGTGATCTCGATCCACTCACGGGTCAGCTCGGTGCTGATGGTGGAAGCGAAGGCCCGATACTCTGGCCGGGTGGCCAATGCGGCCAAGTTCTGGTATCCGGGGAACGGCTGGATATTGGCAGCATAGAGTCCGCCCGCAGCCGAGTTCAGGAACTGGTAAGTCGGCCCGCACAGGGAATCCATGGCCACGGCGGGGGTTTGTCCTTTCGGCACCACGCCCGGGATAAGCTCTGGCGCCTCCCAGCGAACGGCCGCATCTCGCGCTCGCTTCTCCATGGAGCGCAGCTTGGCCTTGGCAAGACTGCGCTTGCGGGCCTTCTCTTGCTCCTCCGCCTTGGCCGTCTCAACTGCTGCCTGCAATTCGGCAAGGCGCTTCTTCTTGATGTCAAATGGCCACATGGGCGCTCCTATTTAGTCTTCTTCACAAAACAGGCCATAGGCCTTGCACGGATCATCGGAAACCAGATTAGCAAGCTCAGGATTTATGTGGTTGATTGCGTCCCACACCCGACTGCTTGCTTTGTGCCAGTCCTCGAAATAGTAAAGGCTTACCAGCTCGGCAAGCGCCTTATTAATTGCGGAGTCATCCGGCTTGATCATGTCAACTTTTGGTGCGTACTCGACGCCATCGATAATAACCTGTGCCATTTCCTATCTCCTGTCTTTACCTTCTACCCATAGGATACCGCATGGCGCGGGCCTTGGCTTTATCAGAAATCCGGATCTTGCCTCGGTTCTTCATGACCTGCTCCAGGCCGTAGCGGATCGAGTCGATGTAGTGGTTGAACTTGTCGAGGATGACCTTTGTCACATCTCCGGACAGCCTGTCCACCTTGTAGCTGTAGCGCTGGAACTCGCGGGCGGTCTCCTGGCATCGCGGGTGGATCACTACCATGGCGAAGCTCTTGATGAACTCGATACCGTCCTCCACGCTTCCCTTGCCTTTCTCCACACCGATAATGCCCGGCATGTTCTTACGCTTGCCATCCGGGTCGGCCCGTTTCAGGTAGCTGATGGACTCAGGGCGGGCGCTGTCTGCGCGGACTGTCTCCCTGTCGAAAGACGGTATCCGCTTGCAAATATAGTCGGCAGTGTGGTCAAGCTCCAAGCCTGTCTTGCCGGCCTCGAACTCGACGTAGAGCACGTCTCCATGGACCCAGCACTGCGTGGCGGCCGTGGGGTCCTGGGAGAAGCCGAAGTCCAGCCCGTTGTATGGCCCATCCCAGTCGTCGCCATGAGCAAACTCTCGCACCTCGTACTTTCCGGCGAATATCTGTGCCAGCGAGTTCTTGCGGTACGCTCCTTCCCACACCCAGGTGTAGGTGGGGCCATCGAGCCGGTTGTAGTCGTTCAGGCGCTCCTGTTCGAGCACGTCCGGGAACCATGGGTTGTCCGAGTAGTTCATCTCGACGATGCAGGCATTATCTGGCGTCTGCATGCGGAACCGCTGATTGGTGGGGCTCTCTTCGTCCTCGGGGTTCCAGGTGACGTAAATTTGAGAACCTTCCTCACGCACCGTTGGAAGTAATTTTGACCACGCCATTTCACTGACCGTTTCCGCTTCATCTATCCATGCAAGCAGAACTCTGGCCTTTGATTTTATACTGTCTAGGCTATGCCTCAATCCACAGAATACATAACTAACAGATCGGCATTTTGTTCTGATGTACTTTTCGCCGATATCAAAATGATTAAACAGCCACTCCTGAGATCTTATGGCTTGCTTAATCTCCTCCATAGATGAATCCTCAAGGGAATTCATAAATTCTCGCCCACACAGGATCACGCCTCGCTTACCTTCTTGGGCGAACATCAATGCCTTGATTGCAGTCATCAGGGCAAACGTCCTGGTCTTTGCACTACCGCGCCCACCGTATGCGCAAAGGTAGCGAAGCCCTGGCTTAGAAAACATTGGTATCAATTTGGGGGGTATCTGCACTGACACCTCTCTCACCCCGTCCATCTTGCCCCCTTGGAGCGATTATCCTCTTTCCACATCGGCTGCAGATTAGCCAGTGAATTGACGATCTGCGGCCTTTCTTCCCCTCTCGCGATCATCTTAGACATGGGGATTTTGTGGTCAATCTCCCACTCCCCATAATTTTCCCAGCTCATCCCTTTCTTGAACTGCGACTCAAGACGCTGCATTAGTTGCTGCGGCTTATACCCAAGCGATTCATAAGTCGACATTTCCTTCAGGCATCCCCTGCTAAAATGACGCCTGAGCATGGCCCTCATTCTGTGATTCATGGCGTATTCTTGATTTTCTTTGTACGCCTTTTTGTGTCTGTCCCTTCTTTTTTTCAGGTGGGAATCCCTGTTTTCACTCCTGCGCCTCCTTGCTGACTCTCTATATCTTTCAGTGTTATTTCTTTGCCATTCAGCGGACTGCTCTATAGCGTGCTCTCTGTTCGCTGCGTACCATTTCTTTCTGGTTTTCCTTGAGCAATCCTTGCAGTTTGAGCATCTGCCATCGCGCTTACTCTTGTCCCTAGAGAATAATTCCACTGGCTTTACTTCGCCGCACCTGTTGCAGAGCTTTGCATCTGTCATTCGTCGGGCCCCACCAATCTAATCACTGTCGGCATCATAGCAGAGCCACCCGGCCCGGTGTGCTCGATGATCTGCTTGTCCAGCCCCAGCAGCTTGGCTTTGCCCATGGTGGCGGCAGTGGCGGCGGCGGCCTGGGGGGTCTCGGCGCAGAGGGCGGCCTGGCGGTTTTCTTCCAGCTCCTTGAGGAGGGTGTCAACGGTAATTTGGTTGCGCTCCTTGGTAGCTTCCCGCAACTCCTCAATGCGAGCCGCAACGTGCGGCTCTGCTGCCAGCTCGCACGCCTTGACGGCAATCACTGCCGGCTTCATCTTGTCGGCCTTGTAGGCCATCTTGTAAGCGGTTGTCTTCTCGCCGGTCTCCATAAAGTACCGGCAAAAGGCTTCTTGCTTCTCGGTCAGCTTCTTCATCATCTGTTGCTCATTACCGCTAAGTTACCGCTAAGTCTACCACTTTTCGCACAGCAATAAAAAAGCCCCTCAAGTGAGGGGCAAAGGTTGGCGTTGCACAGGATATTGGAGCGCCCACTGGGACTCGAACCCCATTCATCTGCCTGGAAGGCAAACATCCTAGCCGCTGGACGAGTGAGGCAAAAACGGGATGTGTTATATGGCGCACACATACAAACAAACCAATAAATCACATCCACACACTATCTAATCCTCTTTATCAACTCAATAACTCTTGCATATATCCTACTGTCTATGGCATCCATCCCAGGCTTTAACTCCAGCGCGATTTCAAGCTTGCGATTAAGCCACGCTTGGTATGCATCCTCCTCTGTATCAAATTTTCCTATATATCCACTACCACCAGAAAGCGAGCTCTTGCATCTGGCAACAAACTTCCCTGCAGCCAAATCCATACTTACACCTATTGGGTATGGACCGCGAGAAGCACCTCTGCTTGACAAGAATGAGTTAAGCCACCTTGGTATGTAAAGGCATGTTGATGGAGAGTAAATCTTATCATCAGTTAGCAAATCCTTATCCAGATCCCAACCATCAACGTGATTAGATAGCCACCACTCGCGAAATGTCATGAAGGATGACCACTCAGCGCACACCTTAACATTTCTGTAAGTTGGAAACTTTTCCTTAAAATTATCACTAAAACACCTTGTTAGCATGGCCATCCAGGCCACGTAAGCAGGGCACCTAAAAACCATTCCGTTGACAGTTGAATAAACCATGTAATCGGCGTCGTTAATGCCAAACCCCATAATCTTTTTCATTAGAACACCAATAAAAAAACCCGCAAAGCATCAGGAGCAAGCTGACGCCTAGCGGGTTAGGCTATGAAGCCTTTGGTTTGTGTCCGTCTTGCTCACGGCAAACCAAAGGAAACAATTATGTGTGCTCGTCGCGCTATCGTTCGACACGGCTCGGAGCTTACCGGAATACCACCGGCTTGAGAAGGATCGCCCCCTGCTTTAGTGACGTTAACTCTTACAGGGCGCGGCCCTAGCCATATTACTGGTGAGTATCCCCATGCTTTCGCAAGTGTCTCCGTGCGGGATTTTTTGTTGGACTCCGCCCTTCATGCCCCACCGGCTGTTTAGGCGGTCGTTGGTGGGTCGCCAGTGGTTCGTCAAGGTAAGCGCTGCTCTGCTTTCATGAGGTTCACCACAAATTCATTCTCACTCACCCGCGCATTAAACACAAGCTCTATTTTCCGTAAACCAAAATATCATCCATCTGCTGCGCCACCCGTTTGCGGGCCTCGGCATCTGACACGCGATCATTCCATCGCTGCAGGGCTTCGGCCTGCTCCTTGGCTTCTAGCTCTGCCGGGGTGAAGGGGCGGCACTCCACCCCAATCAGCACGTTGTGAATTTCGCAGACATCACCACCGTGTTTGGCCTGGTAGGCTGCGACCTTCTCGTCCTTGTACTTCTGCCAGTGCGGGCCTACGCCAATCACCAGGAACACGACAACCGCCAGGATCATTCGCATGTGTCACCCTCCGCCAAATCAACCGTAAACGCCCGATAGGTCGTCATCACCAGCGCCAGATCTGCCGGGTCAGGCTTACTCACCACCAGGGCTTTACCCATCAACTTGACACTGTAGCCGCGATCCTGCAGGTAGTAAGCGCCGTGCTGCGCGTCGCTGTCGGTGGGGAATTCGAGTTTTATTTGCACTTCATGGCCTCGTCGATGATTATCCCCAAGTCCATAGTGTTGATCGGGGAGGCCACCCTGAAATGCAGCTCACAATTTCCATCCCGGTCAGAGTCCAGTGTCCCATTACCAATTAGCCATCGATGCCTTTCAGCATCCTTTTCAGCCTGGCGAAGCAGGCCAACTAACTCAACCACATCATCATTCGTCAGGCTGGATTGCTCACATCCATAACCAGTAGCAACCTCTGTCGCCGCGCACCTATATGCAATTTCCAAATCAATCATCTCTCACCCCTCCAGAACCACCTGTCCGCCCGCCATCTCCTCCAGCATGCGCCGCAGATGATGCAGGCACCCAGCCGGAAATGGCTGCTTGGCCAGGCCTTTGAAAATCAGATAAACCCGCTTGTGTTCCACCAATCTCGGCAGCTGCCGATTGACGCAACGGCGAATTGCCGTGTTAACCTTCCCAGTTCGGTGTGCCTCGGCGCACAGCTCGACCGTGACCAGTGCAGATAGGTAGGCGCATGCCTCTGCGTCTCGGGATGTGTATGTCGTGATCACTGCGCAGCCTCCCTAGCAAAGCGCGACTCACAGAACTCAGCCCGAGCCTTGCACCACTCGCTGTTCTGCTCTTTTTCGCAGTACGCACCAGCCTGGCGCCATGCCGTGGCGGCCTCTTTGACCTGCCCCTGGTTTTCCATCTGCGCCGCTTCTGCTGCGAACTCTTTGAATGATGTCATGGTCATCTCTCCGTGTTGGTTGTGCCGCCCAGTGAAGGGCGGCGGTCTGCCCCTACAAGGCGGCCTTGATGTCGTCAATTGCCTTGCTTATGGCGGCAAGCTCATCATCATTGAAGGTCAGGTGTTCTTTCCAGTTGCCATAGTATCGCCCGATCCTACGGTGGACCCGAGACAACTTTACCTGGCTGACTCCGGCCACGTCGCAGATCGCGGACACTCGAATGCCGCACTCGATTGCCGCGCGCACCCGTTCCATGACTGGCTCAACGCGCCTGGCGTCCTCCTCCATTCTTTCCTTTGAGAAATTTCCGGTTCCAGCAGGGCGACCTGGGCGGCGCTTAACTTTCTCTGCTTGGGTGTTTTGGCTCATTCTTTGCCCCCTTCTGTTTTGGTGAGGCAATTATCACAAAAAAACAATTGTATGTAAAGTTAATGCGTCACCCGATTAGCCTGGCCAGCAAAATGCGAATCACCAGAACCACCCTGTAATTTTTTCAGCTTTGCTTTGTACTCAGCCTCGATTGCTTGGTAGTCCTCGCGGCGGTATCGCTTTGGTTCGTGAGGACATTCCAGCCACTCAACGCGCTCAAGTCCAATCTTGGCAATGAGACGAATCCTGTACTCTGCCAGGTTTCCTGACTTGTAGTTGTTGCAGTAGCTGGCCTGCTTGTGGCAATTATCCTCTTCGAATCGAAGCTCTGGGTGGCCGCCAACGCTGCGGTAATGCCCGGCATGCCACTGGCCATCGTGGAATGCTCCGCAGCATATGCACGGCTCATTAGCATCCCTGGCCCTGATGTACGCATTGAAACTTCGCTGCGCTTTCTCAGCCCAATACCCTATCGGCTTAACGTCAAGCTTGCGCTGTCGGGACTCTGACCTTGCCTTGCGCTCTCGAACCTTTACAGCCTTCTCCCGCGCGAACTCTATCGCGCACACGTGACAACAAAACCAAGCAACAGGGGTTTTCACCCCTGATTCTGCTGGCTTGTATTCGGAGCAGTGCTTACACTTCCTGAGTGAGTTAGCCATGAGTAACCCGCATCATTGCCACACTAACGCTAGTGCCTGCAAAGCAGTCATCGTAAACCCCCAACCATTCAATTCCGAACCCTGGGATCTTGAACTTTTCGTTAGCACTGGAAGGCACAATCGCAACCAAAACACCACAATCAGCAAGCATTCCAGCGGCGTGCTCAACATGGGCCTGCCAGCGGCCATCGCTGAATGGAGGATTCATCACAATGCGGTCGAACTTGTCCTGCATGTCGATAGCCAAGAAATCTCCGGCAATCAAGCGGTGACCTTTCTCTTGCAGGATCTGACAGTGAAGGTCGGATACCTCAACGCAGGTCGTTACACCAACGTGCATATGGTCAGCCAACCCACCATGGCCAGCACTAGGATCTAGGCTAGTCATCCCATCCTGCAGGTCAGCATAGCTAACCGCCAACTCGGCCAATTCTGATGGCGTGGGGTAGAACTGGTGTGATTTATGGTCAGGGATGCAACCGGAGGCGATCACCTCGTTGAGCACTCGCTTTGGGTCATAGTCGAATTGATAGTAACCTAGTTTCTGCCTTACCCCGCCGATTGCCTCCAACACCTCACCAGCTTGGCGGGCTATGAACTTGTCCAGGCCATGCTTCAGCACTAGCGAATTCCTCACCGGATTGCGCACTCTACGATAGCGGGCATCCTCAACTAGAGGCGCATACTCTGACGCTTCGCACAACGCGCTAATGACCATGAACGGAATGGGCTTTTGAATTAGCTCAATATCCCGTGCCTTGCGTTTCGGAGCGGTGCGAAACTCTGCCGGTATGGCGGACGGATAAAGTAGCGCCAATATCGCATTGAGTCGCCACGCCATATCTGGGTGGATTTCCAAGTGAGCTGTACCTTTCTTGTAACAGCGGATCCGCATCGCTCCACCATCTATAGCCAGCCATTCCCCGGTTTGTGCCATAGCAGCCTGAATAACACGAGTGGTCACTCCAAAACCTGACGGCTCGTCGCGCCCCATGAAGCGGGCTATGATTTTGCGCAAGTCAGTGATATGCCCCTCGTTGGTATAGTTGGTCGTGCCGTAGCTGTCCATCACATAGATGATCATCCGCTTGCCGAACGCTGCAGGCGAGTTCGTCACATGCTCACCTGACAGGGCTCTGAAAATCCCTTCGACGCGCTCAGCCAAGAAACGCTCGCGAGAGTTCAGCATATCCTGAAGCGTAAGATAGACAGCCTCGTCCTCAAATGGAGGGGTGGCATGACTGCGTATCAACTCATACCACTCGTCCCGGCGCTTCTGTGGCATGCACTCAAGCACATCAGTTAACCGTAGCGCCTTATCCCAGTAATCCGCATGCAGAGCGGATAGCGCTTTGTCCTTTTGCATCAGGCCGTCTACTTTAAGCCCTATGCGACCCTGGTCTTCTCGACATGCCGCCAGGTAGAAACCTAGAGCTGACCTGCATTCGTCCGATCGCATGAAGTTGTCTACCGCTCCAATTGACGCCTCGATCCGCTTGTGTGTTGTGAGAAGCGCCCCGATGAGGGAGGTGTCTACCGGGGCGAAAAATCCGCTCCCGGTGGCTGTTGATAGTGCAGTACCACCCATCACTCTACCTCCATCAGTTTCTTTGCTTCATGCTTGGCCAACTCACCAGCCAGCCACTCAACTCCTTTAGGTGTGAACTTGGCCTGCGAGTAAGCATGCGAGCTATCACCATGCTCTGCCATTCCGGCCTTAACCACGAACCTGCCGGCGTCGATGTGATCGGCGTACGGGGTCATCACCCCAGCCAGTCGATACATAACCTTGTTGACGATCAAGAACTCGCGCAGATCTGTTTCTTTCACCTTGAGCAGCTTTGCTACTTGGCGGAATCCGAGATTACCGGTTGACTCGACATAGCGATCTACGAACTCAGCCTTTGGTGCTGCAATGGCCAGTTGCTGCCTTGATTCCTTCAGCTGCCTGTCTAGATCCTCGAGCATGATCACAGCAGCAGGACTCAGGCTATCCATGAAGCTTGGCTTGGCAGCTCCGCGCTCCAGCTCATCCCAGCGCTTAACCAGTGCAGCCGTGAATTGCGGGCTGTTCTGTGCAACCAGCGTGATGGAGTCCAGCTTGTTAAGCATATACTCGATGTAGGTGTTCCCTCTCTCCGTCTTGAATTCACGAAACGGCAGTGTCGTATCGTGGCAAATTGCTCCTGCATCATGCAATCTGCAAACGCTTTTTATGATGTCTGCGTGGCGAGCGCCAAGCATCTCCGCAATCTCTCGGGTTCCCATAGTCATCTCGGATGACATTGCTATCAACTGATTCATGCTGCACCGCCCTTGGCTTTACCAACCAACTGCATGGCTTCAAATGGCGTCTGATGGTCATACAGCCAGCTGCCATCCTCCATGCTTTGCTCATTGTGCTGATCAATCATCCATGTCAGCTCTGTTGCGCATTTCTCCAGCGCAGCCAGCAGCTCGTCGCGCTGAGTTATCAGGCCAGCAACACCGTTTAGAATTCCGCCAATCGGAGATGGCTCCAGTTGCTCGGTAGGTAGCCCAGCGCAAGCGTTCACACAGGCAACGATGCGGCGGGCGTTGGCTTCCCTATTGGTGCCAACCCCAGTTTTTAACTTAATTGGATACCAAGCCAGCTGGGCGATAGTCTCACCACTTAAATCGAATATCTCTTGCGAGTACATTCCGTCATGGCGCTCCCTGTATTCTGTTGACCATGGCTCTGGCGTGTGCTTGCTCATAAATTTGCTCCAATAAAAAACCCGCCAGATGGTAGTGGAGTACCAAACTAGCGGGCCTAGGGCTCGGGAGCCTTTTCAGTTTTCACGGCTCCACCCGCACTGAAAAGACACCTAACAACAAGGATCGTACACCACCGCACCATGCGGCGCAATCATATTTCACCGGTCCTCACTGCTGAGACGTACCACTTGAGAACCGTTGGGCTGATGCCGTTGTTTGCTGCCTCCTTCCTCAGTAGTGAGCAGGCTCTCTCGATTAAGTCCTGACTGTTGCCGGTGCGCTGCAAGCCCATGCCTTCGAACTGCTTGATGAGGTTCTTTGCTAAAGCCCTAGCGGCAATGCGGTCCTGCTCAGTGAGTGGCTTCATATTCCAAGCTCCTCTTTGCGCAATCTGTCGTACTCGCAATCCTCTGGTATCGTGAGCATCAGCTCCTTCTCCAGGCACCAGTGATAAACCTGATCCATGAACAGCTTCATCTCACCAACATCAAGCTTTGATGTGTGTCGCAACTCCTGGCGCCGTGTCGATATGCCTGTAATCACATCCATGTCGAACACATCATCATAGCCAAGGAAGGTGTGCTTCATAGCGTTCTTGCACCACTCTGGCGTTGCGAAGTCGCGGCCATGACCGGTAAGCCACTTGCTGATTTCACCAAACCAAAGATGCGCCAGGTTATTTTGGCTCATGCTACGAGCCTTCTTGCCTGAAAGCTTCACCTGAACCGGCCCATCAGCCAGCATCGCCGTTACCTTGGCGATAAGCTCGCTGGTATCTCGACCGTCGATGATGGTTATCGTTGTCATTTCTCCACCTTGAAGTGCCACAGGTATCCGGCACTTTCCCTTTCACCCTTGCAGGCTGCGTATGCTGTCTGGTAGCTGAACCCAGCATTCACCACCTCGCGCTTTCCGCAGAACTCGTACCGCTCGCCGCGAGACCCCTCCATGTTGCTTACGGCCACCATGACTCTCCGCTTGTTCTGGCGCAGGACTATTCCAAATCGACGCGCCCGCTTTGCGTAACCGCTGATTGTCCCGAGAGAGATCCCGAACTCATCAGCGCAAGCCTGCAAGCCCTTTCCGGATTCCAGCGCTTCGTATATCTGCTTTCCTCTCGGGCTTACCCAGGTTCCACAAAACTCTACATACCCTGGTTTTCTTGCGTGCTTGCTCATGGCTTCACCATGTATTTTCTAACGGTGCTGCGCTGGCACTTCAGGATTTCAGCCACCAGGGTAACGTTGTTGTTGGTTTGCATGACTTGACTGGTAGCCTCCATGTAAGCCTCCGTAAGCATTTCCTTTGCCGTGCTGTTGCCAACGTCTAGGCATACCACATCAAATGGCTTGTAGGCGCTTTTGCTTGCGTCATTCAGCCATTTGCGCATCGTCCACCTGTTTATCTGAAGCAGCTCACTGGCGGCTGTCTGGTTTCCGTGACAAGCAACCAGTGCCGCATTGATTGCCGTATGCATGACATCGGCTTTGATGTCGTTTAGCGTTGCGCCATCAGCCAAGCGCATCTCGATATGCTTTTTCATTTCGCCACCCTCCCCCACGTGTACCCTGCGTAACTACTGATTGCCCCGTTAACCGCCTTGCTGACCATGCTGGAGGGAAATCCTTCCTCGTGCGCATGACTGAGTGATCTGAACCTAACAACCCCGAGCGTTTCACTGGTTCCGACATACTCGTAAGACTCTGGCTCATAAGCCGGAAGCAAACCCTTCTTGCGCATCGTCGCAACCAGGCTCCTGAGTGACGATACAAGCATTCCTGTGCGCCTAGCCATGTCATCGTATTGGATTGGCTCTCCGATGCCGTCTATGAGCATCTGGCGAGCTATATCGGTCTTTGTGCAACCCTTCTTGCGTGGAGTTGGTATCAATCCAGCAGCCCGCATCCGATAGGTGATTACTCTCACTGCCACACTATCAAGACCTGTTGCAATCTCGATCTCCTTGTAGCGGCCTGTTGGGTCAACCATCTTTGCGATCATGCCTCTGGCTATTGCTGTTGCTTGTCCGTGTTCCATGCTACCCCCTGTTGATTGCCATAACCTGCGGCGGACGAACCATCTCGCCGGTTGCCATAACTTGCACTCCGCGACCGTTGAACATTAGGCCGTCACCGCCCCAAATTCCTGGCGATACCTTAGTGAGTGGACCTCCAAGGTCAGACTCAGGCTGCCCCGTGAATCCAACTATCACCACACTTCCAATCGGATCGAAGTCGTTCCCCATGAATGCTTGCTTACTGCCCATTATCTTTCCTCCACTTCGTAACGCCTAGCGCCAACTTATCCAGCGCAACCGGCCCGGTCTGCTTAACTTCGCTCATCTCGATACGACCTGGAAGCGAGCTTGGCAGTGCATCAAGCGGCATCCGCTCGAATGTCTCGTACATCCGAATGAACTCCTTTCGCTTCCACTCCATCTTGCTGGTTTCGGTTTGGCAGATGGATTGCCACCCTCCCATTGCCTTTACGGTTGCCAGCGCCTGCTTGTCTTCCAGCTTCAGCGTCCCGTAGCTGCCAACCCTGCGAATGTCTCGCTCGATGCAGGCCCAGGCTATAGTGGCCTTGTCTTCTATGGCGGCATCTTGCTGTTTAGTGGTTCCGGTCATCTGCTTAATCAGGTCGGCTGGCTTTGGGAAGAACTGGCCGCTGTCGGGGTTCTGCATGTGGGCCATCATGGCGGCCTGAACCTGATCGATACCAATCTGAGCCAGCGCAGCAAAGTACATCTGTAACAGCGGCTTGGTTATCTCCCTTCCGTACACCTCACCAGCGGCCATCATCATGTCTCTAAACGCCGCCTTGTCTTGGTCTTGCATTACCAATCCCCCGCTAGGTTCTGCGCGTTCTTGCGCGATATTGCACTAAGGCCAGCCAGTGGGCCTTGCGTTGCCTTGGCTGCCGTCAGGTATCCGTTAAACTTACCAGCCTGAAACAGCGTTTCCGGTCTAAGGTACTGGGCCATCTTCGGGTCATGCAGCCACTCGCCAACCTTGAAACGAACTACCGCCATCAGATCATCAACACTGTGCCCATCATTCAGCCTTCCGCTGATGTTGCCTGCGTGGCTCTTGGTGCTGGCCTTGTACTTTGATCCAGTCATCGAGTTTAGAAGGTCGATTACCTTCTTCACCCTGTCGTCGAGCTTGCTCGGCAAAGAATGTTTTTCAATGACAGGATCTATATTGTTAGGTTCATTGTTAGGATCGTCCGCAACTTCTGCGGGGGTGTGGTGCAGGATCTGCGGGGGTGGTGGCGCAACTTCTGCGGGGGTGTGGTGCAGGATCTGCGGGGCTATCAACTGGGCCTCCTGATACTGCAACTGGTAAATCCTGCTAGTGCCAGGCCGCTCCTTTATGGAAAGCAACCCAGCAGCAACCAGCTCCTTGATATGCCCCTGCAATGCGCGCTCAGACATGTCACACCTACTTGCCATCTTTGGCACTGAATACCAACTAACCCCGTCATCATTCGCGTTGTCAGCCAGCTGTAACAGCGCCAGCTTTAGAGGGGCATTCCTGACCTTTACACCCCACGCCCAGAATGTGTACTTAGCGCTCATTCACACCCCTCAGCCATTTCAAGCAACAGCCCTATGATTGCAAATGCCGGCCATGTCGGATTCATTGCGTGGATGTGCTTTACATCTCCGCCGAACGCATCTCGGATTTGAGATGGCTCAATTCCTAGCTTTCTGGCTGCCTTGCGGATTGCCTTAAACTCAGATCCTGGGACGTGAGGCCCTGGCATCCGAACCTTGAACCTGCTTGCCAGCTTGTGCCAGTAAGCTGAGTCTGAGAAGTCTGGCTTTAGCAGGTGGGCGGTAGCCTTCCATGCAGCGGTCTTTTCCGCCCTGGCTATGCGAGCCTTCTCAAGTGCTTCTGCTCGCTGTTCTGGTGTCATATTTGCAATCATGCTTTATCCTCCCCAAGCGCTACCAGCTCGGACACCTTCATGCCCAGGGCGTCAGCAACCTGCTTAAGCTTGTCAGTGGTAATGCTTGCTCTGTTAACCAGCTGACTCACCGCTGACTCATACATACCCAGTCGCTCAGCCAATTGCTTCTGGTTCATCTCTTTCATTGCTAGAGCAACCCGAATTGCCTTTGATACGTTCACTTTCCTTCCCTCTTGTGCGTTTCGATGTGGTGAATGATGTTCCAGAAACAAAGATATGTCAATCCACAAAAAGATTAATTTTGTTCTTGACCTCCCCCGCCGCCATGCTAAGATTCATCCATCAACGGCAGGGCCGGATAGCGGGAGAGAGTGATGATTGATTACGTTAACGCACCTAAGCCGACATCGGCTCCATGGTGGATGGTTCACAGCCGCGAGATTAAGTTCTGGTCTCTTATTGCGGCGATGATTCTTGTTGGGGGTTTGGCATGAGCAACCGCAAGTCACAGTTCCAGCAAGACTGGTTAGCCGACAACTGGCACAGGTTCGTGGCTGAAGGCATCGAGGATTCACATGGCCGGTTGCTTACCGTGTCCGACGCACTTGAGTTGACCAGGTTGGAAGGCGACCAGATTGACGCAGCATTCCGCCTCGGCGCTTGCGCCACTCACGAAGCTATCGAGATTATCGCCAAGGCATTCCTGCTGGATGTGGTGGTGGATGCGTTGTGGGATGAGCATTTGGCGGGAGAGGCTGAGTTCGGCAGGGAGTTGTCATGGACAAGAACAAGCAAGCAGCTCTAGCCAGGGCGCTGGAGCAGATTGAAAAACTACCAAAATCAGAGGTCAGAGCTAATGAGCCATTCAGAGCAAGATACAGAAGGTCAGCGGTTGAAATCGCAGGATACTACCGGTCAAGCGACTACCTGCCATACAGAGGCTGATATCGCATTCTTCGCTGAGTGCGCAGAGCGAGCAGGGGTTGAGCTTAAAGATTGGCTGGATAGTGAGCCGTTCTGATTTCGATAGGTAAAATATATTATCCGTTTATGTGCCTAACCTTGTCAGTTAGGCACATAAACAAGCGGGAGAGAAGTGATGGCAATACCAATAATGATCCTGGGCGATAGTGGAAGCGGAAAGACGCGATCAGCTAAATCCCTAAAGCCAGAAGAGACGCTGATAATTCAGCCAATAAAGAAGCCGCTTCCATTCAGATCATCAGAGTGGAAGCCATGGGATAAGGATGCAAAGTCAGGCTCTGTTTTCCGGTGCGACAAGTACCAAATAATCAAGAAGTGGATCGACGGCGCTGAGTCGATGGGGAAGAAATATATTGTCATTGATGATGCTCAGTACATCATGCTCAATGACGAACTTCGCCGCAGTGATGAGGTTGGTTTCAAGAAGTTTGTGGAGATGGCAAAGGATTACGTGGATCTGATAACCCACATCACCAACCACAACTCAAACTTAATCGTCTACTTCATGACGCACACAGAGACGCAGGATGACGGTCATATCAGCGCCAAGACCACAGGCAAGATGATCCGCGAGAAGGTGGTGCTGGAGGGGTTGTTCAGCATAGTTCTTCGTTGTCAGGTTAAGGACGGGCGCCACTTCTTCTCCACCAAGACGAACGGATTTGACTGCGTAAAGACCCCAGAGGAGATGTTTGATTCTGACCAGATAGAAAACGACCTGGCAATTGTTAACCAAGCGGTTATCGACTACGGATATTTCAACTAACAATCGCCGCCGTCATGGCGGCTTATGGAGAAAGTAATGAGCAATGTAATTTTCCAGTACGACCAAGAATCCGCCCTGACTTCTGGAGCATCCAACTACATCACAGAAGGCGGCCCGCACGTTGGTGTCATTGCTGAGGCCAAGTACGTGTTCGGCAAGAATGGTAAGCAGTCTGCTGGCCTTGAGTTCACCCTGTCCACTGATAGTGGTGAGGCTAAATACCTGTCAGTTTGGTATCAGAAGGCAGACGGCACGGTAAATCAGTACGGGTACGCCCTGATTCAGTCGATGATGGGTTTGTGCAAACTGAACACGCTCACCCAGCAAGCAAAGGGTGATTACTCAATTGCCCCCGAGTTCACTGGCAAGCAAATTGGCCTGCTTCTGCAAAAGATCCTGACCAGCAAGCAGGATGGATCCGACTCCTACAAGATGGAGATCAAACTGGCATTCCTTCCGCAAACACGCCAGACGCTTAAAGAGGCGCTTGGTCGGGAGCCTGCTGTTGTTGTCGATCAGTGGGCTGCCAGCCTTACCGTCAAAGATGAGCGCAAGAAAGGCCAGTCGCAAGCCGCAAGCTATCACCAGTATGATGACGTTCCTCAAAACGATTCAGATCTTCCTTTTTGATGACAAGGCCCGCCATGAGCGGGCTTTTCATTTCGTGACATAAACCACAAAAAACCTTGATAGTAACCAATTCAGTCCGCACCAGGCTGCCATTTTTATCACAGAGGAATAATTTATTACCAAGCGGTTCGCGGTGTTCAACCGGTAGCCGGCAACAAACCTTGAAATAATACACAAAGCGCCTTGCTATTTATTGCGTGGCGTTTTACATTGAATGGGTCAACAACGCAGGAGATAGGGAAATGGAAACTAAAATTGGCAGTATCGGTAATTACTATGGCGGCCTTTCCGTAAAGGCTGAACCTGACGGAACATTTTGGTGGGGAATTGAAAACTACTGCGGCACCGAGTGGGAGCAGATCCCTCAGTCCCTTTATGATGAACTGATTAAGTTTGGCGGCGGGGTGTCAGCATGAAAACCTACCGCATCAGCGGCACCAACCGCCGCACCGGGAGATTTGAAACCGCCAACGTTCAGGACGCAACGCCGGAGCATGCTCGCCAGCTCATGGGCATGACCCACTGCCGCATGGTGGTGTTGGATAAGAAGGGGGTGGAATTGTGAGCCAATTCGTTGAAGTGAATACCGCCGAGCTGACCGGCCCTGCGCTGGACTGGGCTATGGCAGACGCCGAAGGGCTTAAAAATAAGCGGGTCGTTGATGACAGCCTCGGTGGCAAGGTCGTACTCATCGTCAATGATGGGCAGCGTAAACCGCTTAGCGCCGGGAGGCGTTACTCCAAGTTTGAGACCACTTGGAGCTGGTTTGGCCTTGTAAAGGAAACACGCGAAATCGTACTCGGCTGGGTATACGAACCAACGCTGTGCTGGGCCAACCTGCGCGAATACTTGGTTAGTTTGACAGCCCCGCAAGCTGAAGGTGAAGAATGGACGGCGCACATCGCTGGCGTGTCAATGCGCGGCAATGACATTGGACCGGCCACATGCCGCGCCATCGTGGCCGCCAAGCTCGGCGATGTGGTGCAGGTTCCGGCCGAGCTGGTGGGGATGGGTGCATGACCTCCGAACTCCGCCCCACCACCCACGAAGCCTTCGCCGAGCGCCTGCGCAGTGCCGAGGCTCGCCGCAACCAGGAGCTGGCCAATCCATGCCGCCGACCGCGCGCGACCGACATGGCAGCCGCAAAGCGCCGCTGGGATCTGGAGGAGCAGCAAGAGATGCGCCGCATCGAGCACCAACACCGGGAGATTTGGGAATGAACGATAAGAAACAGCTGGCGGCTATGGGCGCCGAAATGGCAGAGCAGCAGAAACCCCTATGCATGGCAAAGCGCATCGAGGAGCTGGAGAGCAAGTACAAGGCGGCGCTGGATGTCGTGCGCGATCTGGTCGAGCTGCCGTACTCCACCTGCGGTCTGCTGGAGCGCCTCGAGGTGCGCGAACGAGCCCGTGACCTGCTGGCTGGACAGGTGCCAGACCATGCCGAGCATCCGCTCGCAACGGTGCCGGAAGGCTGGCAGCTGGTTCCGGTGGAGCCGACAGAAGAGATGTGCGAAGCGGGCGCTAACGCCCCACTGAAAGTACGTCAGGCCGAGGTGACTTGGATTGGCGTCATCTACCGCGCCATGCTCGCCGCCGCCACAAGGCCGGAGGCCAAATGACCTTCGCAGAAGCCCTTGCCAGCGCCGAGGAGCAATACCAGCAACACCGAGCGGCCTATGTCGCCGCCCTGTATTCGGAGCGGCTGGCGGCAATCCAGCGCAACGCAGCGAAGCCCAGGCAGATCGGCCGCCGCATCACTATCGAGCGGGAGCGCGGGGATGTGGTTTATCGGTCGCAGTGTCCGTATGTTGGGGTGACGAGACTGATTAAGGGGGCGAAGTGAACATCGACATCAACAACCCGCCGCGCAAGTACCGGGTGATCTACGCAGATCCGGCCTGGAAGTTTGGCAACCGCAACACCGGAGGCACCATGAAAAGCGCCGCCGAAGCTAAATACACCGTTACCAGCGTTGCCGATATGGCGGCCCTGCCAGTGGCCCAGATGGCCGACGCTCATTGCCTGCTGGTGATGTGGTGGGTAGGGGCAATGCCGCAGGAAGCTATCGATCTGTGCCGCGACTGGGGGTTCCGCCTTGTGAACATGAACGGATTCGTGTGGCGAAAGCTGACCAAGACAGGCATCCCGTTCTTCGGCATGGGGTTTGCCACCAGGGCGAGTTCCGAGAGCGCACTCATCGGCGTTCGAGGCAAGCTTGGCGAGCTAATCAAGGACCACTCTGTGCGGGCCGTTATCGAGGCCAAGGTGGGCCGCCACAGCGAGAAGCCATCCGTTTTTCGCGAGACTATCGAGAAACTGTGCGGTGACGTTCCGCGCGTTGAGTTGTTCGCCCGAGATGCGGCGGACGGGTGGGACTGCTGGGGTAATCAGGCCCCGCAGGATAAAAAAGGAGATCAAGAAGAATGACCATCATCTATGTGGCCGGGCCAATATCCGGCATCAAAGACCACAATCGTCCGCTTTTCAACATGGTGGCCGCTGAGCTGGCAGATCAGGGTCACAGTGTGCTTAACCCGTCAACGCTGCCCGACGGACTTAGCCAGGGCCAGTACATGCAGATCTGCCTGCCGGTGGTGTCGGTGGCTGACGAGCTGGTAATGCTGCCTGGGTGGGAACAGTCGGAGGGGGCATATATCGAGTTTTGCCTGGCCAAGAAGTCAAGCAAGACTATCCGGGAGCTGGGCGGGCGGGTTTTGCATCAAGGGGAAGGCAATGAGTAACAACGCAATGAGTAGCGAAACAGATCTGGACTGGCTGGCGCGGAATGTTCATGTGTGGCCAGAAGGCAAGCGCGAGGCTTTGGTTTGCTGGCCACGCAATGTGGATACGATAATTTGGAGCGCCGTCTTATCGGATGCAGGCTGGATAACCAAAGACCAATGGCTCGCCCGCCGCGCTGAGTTGCAGAACAAGCCGAGCTGGGATGATGCGCCGGAGTGGGCGACTCATCTAGCGCAGAACGGGCGCGGTCAATGGTGGTTTATGCGGGACGGTGAGGTACGTGATGATGTAAGGTTCTACTTCTCGAGTAGCAGGGGCACCCCAGAAATCACCAAGGGCGAAGTCCTCGGCGACTGGCGCGACACTCTCGAAAAGCGGCCTGAAGAGTTCAAGCAATTCACCAGCATTGAAGACAATCAGGGGCAGGACATGACACAGCAACATGACATGAAGCAGGATAACGGGTGGCTCGAGCGCGGGGAGTTGCCGCCGGTGGGTAGTAATGTCACAATTGTCGAAATAGACGGCTTGGGGATATCTGACCTTGGCCGAGAGTTTATCGGCGATGAATGCAAGGTAATGGCTACCTTCGTCCGTCCTGCCGTCTTTCATGATGATGAGGCCAAGATCGTTGCCGTGATGGAGCCTGCCGGAGGGTGTTGTTGCTTCAGGCTGGAGATGGTTAAGCCCATCCGCACCGAGCGAGAGATGGCGATTGATGAGGTGTGCAATGTTGCTGGTCTCGATGGGTTGGTTTTTGGGTTAGTCGCGGGAAAACTCTATGACGCCGGCTACCGCAAGGAGGCCAAATAATGCACCACTACCACGCCCCGCTGCCAAACTGGTCACCGTGGTGGCTGGTAATGGTGTGGTGCGCCATCATCGTCATCATTGGCGGGTCGCTATACCAGGGCTCGCCGCACCATGAGCCAGGAGTCCGCCACGCGCTGCCGGATCCCTACTTTCCGCAGTGCTATGCCGTAGAGTGGCGCAGTGGCCAGTATTGCGAATTCCGGCCAGTGAAGCGGCACTAAAAGAATTAAAGCAAGAGCGAGCGTTGACAAAAACAACCTAGTAACATAGGATTGGTTTGCTGATATGTGATTCATTTTCTGCGAACGTCCAACACCAAGCAATTAGAGCTGAAATGTTGTGTTCGCTCATGCTATTCCCGCTGTTGTGCCATTGCTCTTTGATTGCGTGTTATCTCCTGTGATAAGTGGAAGCCCCTCGATGAGGGGCTTTTTTTATTCACCTTGCTTGCCATGTCGTCACGGCATCTTTGGCAGCGGCAAGTCAAGGAACCCGTTGTACATGGCCAGGGTGGCGGAAATGGTCTGTGGTTGGGTGTCAGTAGACTCTATCTCCATCAGAACCTCTTGCATCGGATCGATGATCCATCCGTACCCTCCAGCCACCTGAGTAGCCCCCTGCCCCTGAACCTGGGTGTTGCCATCAAGAAAAATGTCCGCGCTCCACCTGCTGCCAAGAGATGCGGGGGCGGCCGCCAGAGCGTAGAGGTCAAAGTCTCTGAACGCTGGCTTCCCTGGCCGCAAGCAATAAACATTTTCTGGTGATGGCAAGGTTTGAGGGGTAAACCCCGTATAGAATCTGGCAATCAATCCCGACCCCGTGTAACTGAAAACTCGCTGTTTCAGATCCAACGGCAGAGTTCTGGTTTTCAGTATCGAGTAGGATTTCGCTCCAGCAGCGAACCCTGTCAGTCTGCGGCTGGCAGTCCACTGGCTCCCATTCTTCTTGTTGGCCTCGTCGTAAAACTGCACCGTCTCAGCTCTGGTGCCGGAGTAGAGGCCCTTTGGGAACCCGCCTTGCGCTAGTGTCGGCATGTCAGTACCTCCAGAAAGTTACACGGGCCGTTGCGGCGCCGGTGATGCCAGAGAGGGTGATCCGCCCCTGTTTTGCTCGCCCTTCAAAGTAGGGCGGCTCGTAGGTGGCAGAGACCCCAGCCTCGGTGGCGTTGATCACGTTGTGGTTCGATGATGCCATCCACCCCGACCCCATGGGGGACACCTCCGCAGACATCAGGCCAGCAGTCGGAGTAACCGGCACCAGTCCGGCAGCGTCACTGAAAAACTCCACATACACCTGGCAGCGAGACGCGCTAGATGCGCTCATCTCCCCGGTGTAAAGCGTGGCATTCGCCACCGGCAGCACCTCGCTGCCTGCCGGCGTCAGCACCGGCCATCGCTCATTTGCCATACAAACCTCCTTGGTTTAGCTAGGGCAGCGCACCCTTGCCGAGATCCAATAATACCATCACCCACCACACTCAACACCGATCGGCTCCAGCTGGGTTTAGAATGTCAAGCTGTTGTGCGATAATCCCAACAACCATTCGACGAGGACGAGAGATGTCGCAGCCGCCATCCGGCCATGACCCGCAAGGAGCCTACCAGCTTGGCAGGATGGCTGAAGCCCTATCACAGAACACTGTCACTCTGACCAAGTTGGTCGAGGCTGTGGATGAAAACTCTCGCAGTACCGCCAGGCTTGCCAACCGGCAAGACAGGATGGAGCAGACCATCGAGCAGATCCAAGCCGACCAGCGCAAGATGATCAACATCAACATGACTGGCCAGTCCACTGAAGCCGACGTGCGCAAGCGCCTGGAGTGGCTAGATCGGAAGTACCAGGAGGAGGTGAGCGCCAACGGAGTGAGGGATCACGGGAAAAAAGTTCTCTATGGAACCATCCTGATCGCCCTGTTCTGGTTCATGTTCGCACTCGTCAAAGATGCCGCCGTTGCAGAAGTTGCAACACAACTCAGAAATCAAACCGAAATTCGCAATAGGGGGTAGCTCATGAAAAAGTGCCAATGCGAAAGCTGCAAAAGAAAGCGTCGCCAAGAGAACATGGCGGCTCTTGGCTGGGGATATCAGCCGGCATGCCATGCAGACAAGCCCCGCAACCCTCCACCCAAGAAGCCTTGAGGATAACCCATGCAACTGCTAACCGCCGCGCAGCGATGCGCAGCCATCATCGAGTACGCCATCAATCCCGCCATGGCCCTACTGCCGCCCAAGATGACCAGCGACAAAGCCACGGTAATGCTGCTCGCCATCGGGCTGCAAGAAAGCCGCCTGACCCACCGCAAGCAGATCGGCGGCCCTGCCAAGTCATTCCTGCAGTTTGAATCTGGCGGCGGAGTCAAGGGGATTATGAGCCACTCTGCGTCGAGCGCTCCCGCGCAAGCCCTGTGCCAGGCGCTGGCTGTGCCGTTCGACCGCGCGCCCATATTCCAGGCCATGGAGTTCAACGACGCGCTGGCATTCGGGCTGGGCCGCCTGCTGCTCTATACCGACCCCAAGGCGCTGCCGGAAATTGGTGATGCACAGGCAGCGTGGGATCTTTATCAGCGAGTTTGGCGCCCTGGCAAGCCGCACCGCCAGACATGGGATGAGCTCTACGCCGTGGCATGCAAGGTGGTGACAGCATGAACTGGATGGACATAGGCAAGCAGGCGATCCAGATGGGGGCGCCCATCCTTGGAGGGGCGCTGGGCGGCCCAGCAGGCGCAGCAGTGGGAGCGATGATCGCCAACCAGTTCGGCGTGGATGACCCAACCCCTGGCAACATCATGGCAGCAATCAAGGCGGATCCTGATGCCGCTATGAAGCTGCGCGAGGTGGAGCTTCGCCACCAGGAGCGCCTGATTGAGCTGGAGAATGACCGATTCCGCATCGAGACGGCAGATGTGCAGGACGCCCGCAAGGTCCACCAGCATCACTGGATGCCGTCTGCCCTCACCATATGCCTGATGCTGATGTTCGGCTGTGCGTTTGGGTCGCTAATCTTCTTGTCGATGCCAGAAGGAAACCGAGACATGGTAAACTTCATGCTCGGCCAGCTTTCAGGGTGGCTTTCCGGTGCAGTGGTGTACTGGGTTGGCTCGACCAGGGCCAGCGCCAACAAGGATATGATGAGAGGTGGCAAATAGTCCTTCTCAGCACCTGCCTGACCAATATTGGTATAAAAAAGCAAAGGGCCCGTGAGGGCCCTTGTCATCTTGATTAGATAGCTGCAGTTCCAAGCCGCTATTTATCC